ACAAGAGCATTTGTTTATGGAGTTACTGGCGTTGGTGTAGCTGGTGCTGCTGTTTTAGTTACAGCCGGCAATCAGCTTGGTGTTGCTGTTTCATCAATCAAATACAAAACCAATATCAGACAGATGGAAGATGAGTCTGAGGATATTTATAAATTAACTCCTGTAATATTCAATTATAAAGATGATGAAGATGGTCCTGATTGTTGGGGATTAATTGCAGAAGAGGTTGAACAATTTATGCCTAGACTTGTGGCATATGATCAACATGAGTTACCTATGTCTGTTAAATATCATGAACTACCAATCTTATTGTTAAATGAAATTAAAAAGCTCAAAAAAGAAATAGATGATTTAAAGCGTAGATTTTAAATTCTGTAGAAAAGCATGGAAGTTTATCAAAAAACCATGCTTCTCTACTAAGAGAGTAATGAAATCATGCTTTATTAATAGTATAAACAAGTGACCAATTTGGCGAATTATCATCTGATGAATTTTGTTGATACACATCTATTCTATCATTATAGGTCACATGAATAATTGTTCCCTTTGGCAATTGATCCAAATGGGTTGGCTCACTAAGCCTATATAATATTTTGTCTTTCATTATTACTCCTTCTATTTAGTTATCTTTTTTTAGAATCTGCAATCTTTCCAGCTTGTTTAACGCCATCTGTTCTGCCCCAAAAATACATTAATTGGCAAATCAAAATAAAGCTTAAAGTTATTGATATATAAAAAAACATATTATCCCGAATTATTCCTTGTTAATAGTTGGTAAAACCATCCATTGATCATTTGGATCAATAATTAGTTTGCAATTACAATCATCATAAATCCAATTACATTTAATATCATTACAATAATAGTTATCTGAATAAATTCCATTTTCAGTTATGTTAGCAATTGTTATATTATTTTCTTTAGAATCATAATATAAAATTCTTTTAAAAATCTGCATTGGCCATGTTTTTTTAAATTTAATCCATTCTGGCATTTTAAATTCCTTTAATTTTCACCACCATAAATTCCCAGTCAGGGTTTATGGTGGTATCTGAAAGACTGACACAATGGAAATGAATAATCATTGTGCCATTCAATTATCCTTTTGAAGCCACCAATTCCCTTATTCTTTTTATTGATGCTAAAAACTTACTTTTGGGCATATCGGCTAATCTTTTAATATTTAACCCATTAAGAACCTGAACTGCAATATCTGCATGATTTTCAAGTTCCATTTCAAGCTCATCTAATTGGTCTGGAGATATAACTGGCTCTTGTGGTTGAAATGATTGTTTATAGCCCATCCTCGTTTCATTTACAGACTCTTCGCCATCATCATCTTCTGTAATAACTCCAACAATAGCAGCATAACTATATCTTTTTAAATATGTGATAAATGACCCCAATGATTGCACATCTGTTTTTGGTGGATTTATTCTGATCTCACTTGATATGAATTCACCACTTGAATGCATTAATATAGTTTCCAATAAGACTATATCTTCAACAATTTTAAATATCTGTGTTACAGCTAATCCGTGTTTTGTTAATGCTGGTCTTGATGATTTAACAATTTCACCAAAATCTGCATATTTGCTTTTATAGAATGGATTACTTGAACTTAATCGAGCCGATTCCATTTCTGCTTGTGCCTTAGCCAATGCACCTGATAGTTCTTTTATTGATTCACTTTTCATTCGGTTTCCTTTGGTTCATTTAATCTCTGCCAATACACTATATCTTGAATTGAGAATTTTTGTTTTGGTTGTTTAATATATTCATCTACTTGAAAATTACTAACATATTCATTCTTGTGTTCTTCATCTGAACATTGTATTTTTACTTTAGAGACATTATCTGTAGTTAATTTTATTTCATATTTATCACTAAAACCATCCATATCCGGAAAGCCTATCCAAAAAAATTTAACACTAATTAAACATGTTTGATCAATTTTCTTTTTATTTTCGCATCTCAATTCATCAGTAATATCAAGATTATATAACCTTACTGCAGCAATTATTTGATTATCACATCCCCTTGGAGGCATAAATTTATAAATACTAATCCATTCCATTAGTTCCTTTCATTAATCTCTTTTAAGTACATATCTAAGATATCACCAATTTCATAATTTGTTCTGCCTGTAAATGTATATTCTTGATACTCCTCTAATGGATCATGACAAATAAATGGTTTTATTTTATTTTTTGCTCTATAAATCTCCTCTTTTGCCTTTGAGAACTTCCCCTGCTGTTTTAATGCAAATGCCAATAATAATCGTGGCCAAGGCCATTTGGGTTGAGCTTTCAGGACGGTCTTTAAATAATTGATATATTCTTCAAATTCCCAATACTCGGGCTCAATATATTCAAAGGCCATAGCAGCTACCAAATTCAAATAGGCATTCTTTGGATTGAACTTTAGCCCTTCTTGTGCTATTTTCAATCCAACCAATGGTCCTTGGCCGTAGTAGGTCTCATTTTCTGATAGCCAAACATAGGCTATTGGCAATTCTGGCAATAATTCAATTGCCCTTCTCCATAATTCGCAGGCCTCTTTATTATTCATGGACTGCATTAAATAAAAGCCCTCTGTTATTAAACTATTATATTTATGTAATTTGCTCATGGTATTATAGGTGCTGGTGGATTGGGTGTAATAAATTGTGCTGCTTTTGCTGGCACATGTGAGCATAGCCATGATGTTAAAAATAGTGTTCCAATATCAATGGCTTTTGCTGTTACCCAAACCTTAACAACCAATACAACTCCTTTTGATATAACTTTTTTTAGAACATATTGACCCTCTTTAACAAACTGTTTATTTTTTTTTGCATAATCAATCATATCATATGCATCATTTAATCTGGGTTCACTGTCACCTCTTTTGAATCCATGCTTTTTTCTGGCACCATTATTATCACCAAACCAATGGAGCCATTTATTGCTTCCCCTTTGATATTTGCCCCTTGGTGTCTTACCGGGCTCAAATTTATAAATGAATTCATTATAGATCCATTTAGTTAATAAAACTCCACCAGCAATATAAATAGTTGTAGGATTTACAGCAAGGCCAAATATTGTAACACCACTTTCTGCTGTTGTTGCTGCAATTACAGGAGCCCATTCTGCTGGTTTACAATTGAATGTAAAAAATAAAAAAAAGAATAATAATTTAAATTTATTATCCATTTGGTTTTCCATTTTCTAATATATTTCTATGATCTTTTATTTCTTTTGCCAATTGCATTTCATATAGCTTAATTTTATATGAATTATGTGATTCATTTTGATATAGATCTTCCAAGATTAGTTCCAGAGATTTAATGTTGTTCATTGATTCCCCTATGAATGCCAAATATGTACTACACTACAAATTTCTTTGCCAAAACGAGTGTATTCTTGGCATTTTTCGCAAAATAATTCTTCATTAAGTGATTCGAATATTTCTTGGAGTTCTTTTTGTATATCGTTCATTGTTTCCTTTCAATTAATTTAAACTTACTCTGATAATAACATATTTATAATAACTTGCAAATTATTTAAGAAGTTATTATAATAATTACATATCGAAAAATAACAATGAAATGTTTTCTTTTTTTTAGTATGAAATATTTAAAGGGCAAAATGATAACAATTGAAGAAATAAAAAGCAAACTTAATGACATTATGATTATAGAAAATAAGGAGATTAGTGAAATTTGTAGAGAATTAAATATGCACTGGAATACCCTAAATGGTTTTTTGAATAAAGGTAAAGGCGTCAGAATCGATACATTGCATAGATTATATATGTTTGTAAAGAAGAGAGACGATGAACAAAAGTCTAGCTAGGCAACTGGCAATCTTAGTAATTTTATTTTTATTGATAGCAATTTTTTTTATCTATAATCCATATCCAACAAGGCTGGAGAGAATTTATGAGTAAATGGATATCTGTAAAAGATAAGTTGCCAGATAAAAGTAAAGAAGTATTAGCTTATGGATCTGGTTATGCATTTAATCATAATGGTAATCCAACAATGGTTATAAAAGTATGTTGGTTTGATAAAGACGATAAAAATTGGTGCTATTACTATGATTATGATGAGCATGATATTTATTTAATGGGAAATGTAACCCATTGGATGGAATTACCCGAAAATCCTGAATGATTTATTGTAGGAACAAAGGAATAAATAGTGGAAATAGATTACAAAAAAGAATATCAAGAATTACTTGAACTAATATTAAGTGAAGTTATGAGTGCAAAGTATCAACAGGATGATGTAGACAAGAAATGTGAAGAACCTAATATTTCTGAAAGACATAAAAATATTTATCACAGTTTGGGTTACACATATAGATTGGTGGGATTATCATTTGCTGAACTTTTATTAAATAGAGTTAATCATATGGGTTTTCCAGCTGACGAAATAAAATTATCTGTTATTGAAGAATTATTAAGAACATACATTAAAGATGTAAAAGAAGAGGGCATAGAAAGAAATGTTAAAAAGGTAATTTGGAGTAATAATGAAAAGAGTTTTACAGGTTAAAAATCAGAAAATTGCTTGTTTTTTGAAAAAATCAAGAGTAAGATAGCCCTATAGAGTTTTTGAAAAATAAGTTTAAAAAAAATAAAGAAGTTTGGTTCCGCTTAAGTAATCAAACTTCTTTATAACGAATACATGACACCACCAAAGGAATCAATGTATATAAATCAATCTACCATCAAAAAAAGCCCAAATCAAGCACAATTTTCACAACAACCTAAATATTATATTCAACATTTATCTCAAGGGTTTAAACAGGTTCTTAATACGTATGCTGGTTACACCAATAGAAAAATAAAACATATATTTCCAACAATAGAAACTATAGCTGGAGAATCTGGTGTTTGTGAAAACACTGTAATTGCAGCAAATAGTTACTTTGAAGAGATTGGAATTTTAATAAAATTAAAAAATTGTGGTAGAAGATCAAATGAATATATTTTGCATCCCTATTTTTATGTTTCTGAATTTAGAAAATGGGCGTCATCTATTTTAAATAATCTTAAAAATAAATTAGTGGAGATAGTAAATGCTTATAAAGTTTTCTATTATACACAAAGATCAATTTCAAATAGAGCTTTTGATTTCAATGGGAATATTGGAGTCTATTTAAATAAAAGTATTTATTTAAAAAAGAATTTAGTAACTAGTGATATTAAATACACTAGTGATAGTAAGGTAACTAGTTATGAAGATTTAATAGGATACAAATCCTTATCAAATAGAAAATATGGAGATGGATAATGTTACAAGATGAATTAAATGAACTAGTTATCTCTGCTTTTGTAGCAGATGTGGCTAGAAAAATGAATTTGTCTGAAGATCAAGAAGTAAAACTAGCGGCCTACCCTGACCAGTTAGTAAAGAAGGCTTTTGAAATAACAAGAAAAAAGAAACTAGATAACCCGTTTACTTACATGTACAAGATTGTTTCTGTTGAAGCAGATAAATTAAAAGACCAACCAAAAAGAACAATAATCAGGGAATCAATTCGGGAACTAGTTGATGTAAAACCACTGGTTATTTTAGTAGATCCTCCTAAACCTTGGTGGTCTAAGTCTTATGATGACAACCTAGTTATGTTCAATAACTGGTACCTTGAACATGGCGATAAATACGCCAATTATTATAGAAAGGACAAGTTGTTTTACAGTAACAGGTTCATGGAAGAACTGAATCGAAGATTCAAGGATCCTGACGAAGTCCATCGGATAAACAATAAAGCAAAAGAGTTTGAATCCATTTTGATGAAGTATAAACCACAATCGAATACAATAAGCGAAAATAACAAAGTTGATATACTTGTCGGTGAGATAGTTAAAAAGTTAACGTAGGGGCAAAATTGAAAGAATTTGGCTATGATGTACAAATTTATAATACCTGGAAAACCAATAGCATGGAGTAGACCCAACCCATCATATAAAGACCGACTTATGTTTGATGGACAAAAGAAGCTTAAAAGAGACTGGGCTATATATTTACAGTCACAGTTTAAGGATGAGCCATTAAAAACAATCCTTTCTCTTGATGTAGTATTTTTCTTTGAACCAGCAATTAGAATGGCCCAGAAAAAGAGGGCGGCGGTCTCGGGGCGGTCACATTTCTCCAAGCCCGATCTTTCTAACTTAGTAAAATTCCTTGAGGATGCATGTAATGGAATTGTTTTTCAAGATGATTGCCAAATCACTCAAATATGTGCTAAAAAGATATATGACCTAGAACCAAGAACAGAGTTTACAATTATGGAGATAAATGGCAAGGATTAAAAAGACTCAGAAATCCGATCCAATCAGCAAATATCCTCGCGGGCGTGCGGGAAATAAGTTCTACATTAATTTACCACCAAAAGACCCCTTAGAACAAAATAAACTCGGCAATGAAATGTGTGACTGGATAATTGAAAATTATAATTGTGTTACACTTGAAGATTTTCCAATAGGAAAAAGATATGCACCATCAAGATTTTATAAAATGGCAGAACAAAATGAATATTTTGATAATTGTTTAAATTTTGCACGTAGATTAGTTGGTTCAAGATTAGTTAATGGCTGGAAAAATGATCTTTTTGAAAAAGATTTCTGTTTACGCTTATTGCCTTTATATAATGAAGAATATAGAGATTATATAAATGAAAAAACATTGCATGATGCTAAAGGAAAAGGTTTAGCCACCTTTATAATTAATTCAGCAAGAGCTGAAGATTGTCCCGAAGTACCTGAAAGGAAAAAAGATGATTAAATATCTAGTTTTCTTTTGTTGTATATTTCTTAATTCTATTTCTTTAGAACCAGAAACTAAACTTAAACAGGATGTTCAACCTTGTAATCTGGAACCTAAGCTTCCAAAAAGCAAGGATATTCTTTGGGAAAAGGCTCAAAAGATTATTAGCGGGCAAGATAGTCAGACAAAGAAAAGCTTCACCTATCTCTTTAGATTATTGAATAAATATATACAGAAATTAGAAATAATTACCGAACTTTATAAACGTCATCAGACCAAAGAACTTGAAACTGAATATAATCAATTAAACACTAGAATAACAACAATCAAAAACTATCTACCAAATGATAATACAAAATTTACTGATCAGGAAATTGAACAGTGGAGAAAATGGGGTATTTCTGAATTTGGGAGGGGTCATCATGAAGATTAAATTATTACTTTGTTGGTCATTGTTATTTAATTCAATATTATCAACAGAAAAAGATCTTTCAGAAGATTTCTTTGAAAAGATTGATGATATTCCACAACCAATTTGTACATCATCCAATAAGGTTAAGCTTGCTCTTATTGGTTTAGGTACAACAACTATAACTTCAGTAATAGCAATGATAATCTATATATATAAGTGTAAGAATGATGAATCTATTTGAGCATTTTATTAATCTATGTTTCATTTATTTGATAGCTTTCTTTAGTCTAATACTATCAAGTTTTCTTCCAATTCCATTTAGTGGTAAGATGTTGGTTTTATTTGTAGTAGGTATTTTTGTTGGTTATTTAATTTATTATTTTTTTGTGGCTGATGAAGATTGAAACACAAATTCATTTAAATAAATTTTCACCAAGACATTACCAGAAACAACTTTTTGATGCAGTCCTGAATAAGAAATATAAACGTATAATGTTAATTTGGCCTAGACGAGCTGGTAAAGATCTTGCAGCATTTAATTTATGCATTAAACAGGCAATTGAAAGGCCACAGGTTATCTATTATATATTTCCTACATATGCACAGGGCAAAAAAGTTATCTTTGATTCTATAACAAATACAGGCGAACGAATTCTTGATTATATCCCCGAAGAACTTGTTGAAGGTATGAATGCTCATGAAATGAAAATTCGCTTTAAAAATGGCTCTTTATTGCAGGTTGTTGGTTCAGATAATTATGATAGTTTAATGGGTACAAACCCTAGAATTTGTGTCTTTTCTGAATATGCATTACAAGATCCAAGAGCATATCAATTTATTAGACCAATTCTTACAGCAAATGACGGTTTGGCAATATTTTTATCTACACCAAGGGGAAAAAATCATCTATTTGAATTATTTCAAATTGCTGTCCAGAATCCAGACTGGTATTGTCAAAAGTTAACTGTAGAAGATACTCAGCACATATCATTACATGAAATTGCAAAAGAACAGGCTTCTGGTGAAATGTCACTAGATCTTATACAGCAAGAATATTACACATCCTTTGATATGGGCGTTGAGGGTGCATACTATTCTAAATATCTAGACCAGATGAGAGTAAAAGGGCAAATTAGCACAGTTCCATGGGAGCCCGCATTTAAAGTATTAACAGCTTGGGATTTAGGGGTTCGTGACTCAACCAGTATAATATTCTTTCAAATCATTGGTCATACAATTAGAATCATAGATTGTTATGAAAAATCTAAAGAAGGGCTTGAACATTATGTAAAAGTTCTTGAATCTAAACCATATTCATATTCAAAGCATATATTCCCACATGATATTAGAGTGATGGAATTGGGGTCAGGAATTACACGCATCGAAAAACTTAGACAATTGGGCATAAAAGCAACAGTTGCTGAAGATGTTCCTCTTATTGATGGTATTGAGGCTGTTAGATCTACATTCAATAAGGTCTGGATAGATCAATTCAAATGTAGCCCGCTTATTAAAGCTCTTGAAAACTATCGCCAAGAATTTGATGCTAAAAGAAAAGTTTATAAATCTCAGCCTTTGCATGATATTAATAGTCATTTTGCAGACGCTATGCGATATTTATGCGTATCATTACCAAAAACATATGATTCACTAAGTCCAGAAGAATTGGATAAGAGATATAATGAAGCAATGTTTCCTAACAAATTAACAGGCTTTTTTGGAGATCAATATTGAATAAAGAGATGCAACAAATCGAAAATCAACAAAATAGATATCATATTTTATTACAAAATTATATTCCAATGATAGAACAATTGTTATCAAGCGATGATGTTGAAACAATTATTTATAAAAATACTGTAAAAGATATTAGAGCAAAATTTGATAAATTTGCTGACTTTGTAATAAAGGAACTTGATAAAATTAAATCTACATGTCCTTGTAAAATGTGTAATTCAGCATCTGAATATACACTTAATGTTTCTAAACCCTACGAAATAAAATAACATGGAAGAAATTATAAAAAGATTAGATAAATTGGAAAAAGATCTATTTGAATTACAGAAAACATTTTATAAATCATATAATGATTTTATGATAGAGAGAATTAAAGTAGAAGAATTGGCTAAACAATTAAAAGAAGATTGGAAACATTCAAAAGGAATTAAATAATTTGAAAAGTTTAGTAGAATTTTTGATTGGGTTTTCTATTATATTTGGTATTCCATATATTATTTACCGTGAATACTTAGAGATACAATTATATAGATCTCAAATTAAATGCTTAAATAAATATTCTTCTTGATCATAATAAATTGAACTTTTAAACTTAAATTAATGGCCGGTAATTTAATTTAAACTTCTATCCTATTCTTTAATGTATTAGTTCCTTTAGCCGGCCAGTAAAAATAATTCTTGATCAACTCTCTTTACAAATCTAGACTTTACTACAGTAAGTTTAAAAAAGTGAGGAGACGACAATTTTATTTCCAGAATTAGGCCCTCAATATTACACTGAAAAAGATCGCCCAGTCTTATCTTTAATGGAAGCATTTTATGCTGAAGCAATATCAATAAACCAATCGCAATGGTCAGAGGCTGATACAGACCTTAGATTCTATCTAAACGATCAGACAATTTGGACAGATTACTACGGTAATCTCCCTGCCAATCGAAGAAGACAGTTTAATTTTAATAAGATTAGACGTGTTGTTGATATGATTTCTGGACATCAAAGACGTAACAGAAAATCTATTATTGCAGTTCCAATTGAAAATGGTGATCAAGTTACAGCCGACCAATTTAGTAAAGTATTAATGCATATTACAAGAAATGGAAATGTTTTAGAAACTGTATCAGAAACTTTTCAAAATGCTTTAATTACTGGAATGAACCTACTTGAAGTCTGGATGGACTATAGAACAGATCCAGTATCAGGTACAATAAGAGTAGACAATTGCAATTACAATGATTTCCTTATTGATCCCTATTTTAGAAAATTAGATCTCTCAGATTGTAAAGGCCTATGGCGTCGTAAGTTTCTATCAAAAAGAGAATGTATCTCATTATTACCAGACCATATGGATGAAATCCTTGGTCTTATTGGTAATGATTATGGAAATGGCCGTGATGGCAAATTTCAGTTCCAAACTGAAGCATATAACTATGGATTAAAAAATTTATTAACATATGACACATTCTATTACCGTACCTATAGAACTCAAAAGATATTAATCGATACAGAAACCGGCGAGATGATGGAATGGAAACAAAAAGATGAAGAAAAACTTAAACAATTCCTTCAAACATATCCACAAATAACAGTATCAGAAAATGAAATTCCGTCACATAATGTAGCAATAGTTGTTCAGGGTAAGGTAATGTATGATGGTCCAAATCCTATGGGTATAGACCAATACCCATTTGTACCCATTGTTGCTTATTACCATCCCGAATCGCCCTATTTTCCATATAGATGCCAAGGGGTTGTTCGTGGAATCAGGGATGCACAATATCTATATAACCGAAGAAAAGTTATTGAATTAGATATACTAGAATCTCAAATTAACTCAGGCTGGATATATAAAGAAAATGCCTTAGTTAATCCAAAGGATGTGTTCCTTTCTGGTCAAGGTCGTGGTCTTGCATTAAAACAAGAATCTCAAATGACAGATGTTCAACAGGTACAGGCTCCTAGAATTGATCCATCAATGATTCAACTTTCTGAAATATTATCTAAAGAAATTAATGAAATTGCTGGTATCTCTGAAGAACTTTTAGGATTTGATAATGCAGATACAAAATCTGGTTATCATGCAATGTTGAAGCAGTCATCTGGTATAACAACCTTACAGGGCCTTTTTGATAATCTTGATTATTCCACCAAGCTTTTAGGTAATCTTCTTATTGATCTTGTTCAAATGAACTATATGCCAGGTAAGATTCAACAAATTCTTGAAAATAATCAACAACCTGCTCCACAGTTCTACAATAAGGCATTTGGTAAATATCATGCAGCAGTTGAAGAGGGTCTCAATACTACCACTCAAAGACAAATGCAATTTGCACAGCTATTACATCTTAAAGAGATTGGAGTACCGATTCCAGATGAACAGCTATTAGAAGCATCAACATTACAAAATAAACCTCAACTTATTGAAGCAATTCAAAAGAATCAGCAGCAACAACAGCAATTACAGCAACAACAGGCCCAATTACAAATGCAAGAACTTGAAGCCAGAACCAATCTTGCTAATGCTAGAGCAATGGCAGATCAGGGTCTAGGGATTGAACGTGTTTCTAGAGTTGAAGAAAATAAAGCTTTAGCCCAAGAAAGACGTGCACAAGCTGCTAAGGATGAGGATATTGCTTTATTGAATTTAATTAAAGCTTTAAAAGAAATTGATGATATTGACATAACTCAAATACAAAAGTTATTATCAATATCGAACGTTATAAAATCACAAGAAAATACCACTGCGTCTCAGAGTGGTTCTGAGGCTATAGTTAGAGGTATTTAACCTTGCAGTTTCAATTGTCGACGAGTTGTCGACAGTTTGTCTACAACTGCAGTTACTATAGGAGCCATAATGGCAAAAAAAAGACATTACTCATCAAAAAGACATATTACTGCCCATGATAGAGAAATGGACAGAGAAAATTTAATGGGTCATCATGGTGCTGAAATGAAGCATGAAAAAATGGCCGAAAAACATTCAAAAGGTCAACATTCAATCTATCCAGCAAAAGGATATGATGCATCTGATTCTGGTTCAAAAGAAGGAGCAGGAGACAGATCATCTCATAAGGGCCAAATGTATAATGATGAAAATCACAAAGACAGAGGTCCAGAAAGAGCAGCTGAAAATAGATTCAGAGCTTTAGGTTCTGATAGAGATTTCTATGCTGGAATGGATGCAAGACGCAGACGTGAAATGGAAGATGCAGGCATGCTTTATGAAGATCAAAATGCAGTAGCCAATCTACCTCAAGAAGTTATGATGAAGCCCTATGAACATGTTGGGCCATATATGCCAGAAGGTCTTAATGACGATATTCGTGGCGTAGATGCTCAAATGGGTTATGATGATGATCAAAGAAGAGCTCATTGGTATCCGAAGAAAGTTTAAATTGTAAGCAATTAGTTCTTTGACATTTATCGCCAATATAATTAAAATAAGCCTTGAGGTGAAATATGGCTCAAGGCAAAAAATTAGATTGTAAAATAGAAAGTAATGGAATTGAATATGAAATTACTACAAAACATCCAATTTACCATCTTAGGTATACCATTATGACTAGATGTTATAATGCATCTGGATCTGACTTCCGATTCTATCAGGGTCGAGGAATTAAAGTTTGTGATGAGTGGAAAAATGATTTTATCGCATTCTTTAAATGGTGTATCGATAATGGATGGCAAAAGGGATTAGTTTTAGATCGAATAAACAATTCCAAAGATTATACACCTGAAAATTGTAGATTTATTACCAATTCTGAAAATCTTAAAAAAATGCATAAAGATAATGTTATGTATGGAGTTAAAGCATCAAACGTTAAACTTACCGAAAAAGAAGTTTGGGAAATAAGAGAAAAACTACAAAATGGAGTTGTCGGAACTCGATTAGCTAAAGATTATAAAGTTAGCAAAGGTGCTATTTATGCGATAAAAAATGGAAGTAATTGGAAAAAATTGAAATGATCAGTTTTTCGTATCATTGCAAGAGGGGAAATCCTATTTTCCCCTTTAAATAAAAGGAGAAATCTATGCCGGTTATGCCAAGAATAAAAAATAACTCTAAAAAGATCGCATATAAAATATTGGGCCAGCCCGCCAATTTGGCCCATAAACCTACTAAAGAAGAAATCTATATAAATAAAAGATTACTTTACGATGAATCGTACAGGGTGAGATAATGGAAAAATTTAGTTTAAAAATAATGGCCAAGTCTTTTTATGATGAAGTTGATCCTCGTAGAAGACAGGAAATGTCTGATTCTAGAATGATTAGTGAAGATTCTAGAGGATTTGCAAATTTATCACCAAATTTTATTCATCAAACTTTCAATCAGGATAGATTTAAACATGATTCTAATAGTGCAGGATCACCAAGATGGAAATTTAGTGAAATAGGTTATAACAATGAAATGGCTATGAGAGAGGTAGACGATAATGAAGGACAAACCCAGTTCTAAAAAAGTTACAATTGCAAAAGGCGTTAAAGTTAAACGTGGTGTTGAAGAAAAAATTAGATCCAAAAAGGGCTCAGGTTCTGCTGGAAAATATAAAACTGTAGCACCAAAAGAATTTGCTGGTAAAGCAGGGGGTGCTTCTAAAGTATCATATCCAATTAATACATTAGCCAGAGCCAGAAATGCTTTAGCTAGGGCACATTATGCACCACATCCAGAAGGGATCAGGGCTAAGGTTTATAAAAAATATCCACAACTTAAGTTAAATTATGAAAAACGCCATGGTGGTAAATCTAAACATAAGGAAAAACATGGCTAAAAAACTATTTAAAAGCGATAAGGCTTTATTTAAAAAAGCTAAAAAGATTAAAAAATCTAATGTTAAAAAAGAAGGAAAAGTAGAAAAGGTCCTTCATGAATACAAGGAAGGTTCTTTACATTCAGGTTCAAAAAAAGGACCAAAGGTAAAAAATAGAAAACAAGCAGTTGCCATCGCTTTATCTGAAGCTAGAAAAGCCGGAGAAAAAGTTAAACCCAAGCGTAAGAAAAAATAATTTCGGTTCTTTTTTGTTCTCCAATTGCTTATCTCTAGACTCTGCCGATTTGTTTGGAGTTGCTCATTAAGTTGGGCAACTTTTTTATTGTGCTTCTATTCAAAAAAATGTTATTTTTATTGCAATATTCATTAACTGGGATCACCAAGTGCTGCTCCGGTGATCCCTATTATGAGGCAATATGAAAAAGGAAAAAAGAAAATCAGCGGGCCAAATATCGGCTGAATTATTACAAAAAAAGCATGAAAAAATACCTATTATTGAACAATCTGAGGCTATGCTTGATGAATATTGGAAAAATCTTGTACAGGCAGTTGATAGGGGCTATAAAAAATATCAAGGGAATTTCTATATTCATGTAGAAACAAAAAAAGAACCACTGTTTTATCATACTTTTAGAAATTATTTTATTGATAGAAAATCATGTCCCACTCCAAACTATGATCAATCTGTATTTAGATATAATAGACAATTAGGTCAAATAGAATATTTATGGACCATTCCAAGTAGAGATACATGCTTCCATTTAAAAGAAAATGCTTTAATTGTTGCACCACAAGAAAGACAATTATTAGATTTTATTTTAAAATTTGACGATGGGACATTATTTAAATTATGTAAAAAGTTCAATGGTGAACAATTAGATAGTCCCTTATTGGAGAATTAATGGAATGGATTAAGATACAAGACCGTAAACCCAAATGTAAAGAAAGAGTATTGTTTCTTAGGGCATATCTTTTAGATGGCATGAAAAATGAAGATGGAAGTCAAAAATATCATAATTGGCTTTCTATTGGTTATTATTATTGTGATGATAATAAATATAAAATGGAAAATGATATAAGGCCTGAGGATGATGTTATAGCATGGATAGAACTTGATGAATTAGTTAAAAATATTGAATTAGCAAGAATTCTTAATATGGATAACAATAAAAGAATATGAATTGGATTAATGTTAAAGACAAATTGCCAGAATTAGGACAAAAAGTATTAGCATATCGTAATTATGGAGTTTCTTTTGGTGGTTATCCAAGTGGTATTTATATAGCTATATTTGCTCATATAAATCACTATATTTTTATAATTGCAGATAATGAAACTAACCATAATAATTATAGACCTATGATTGAATTTTCTCATTGGATGTCATTGCCAGAGAAACCACAGGAGAACAAATGACAGATGAAAAGAAATTTGAACTACATCCAGAATTAGCAAAATCTATACCCCAACCGGATTCGAACCCTGAAGAAGCGGTACAGGTGCAGGAATCTGTCGTCGAAGAACCAGTTCGTGACGAATTGTCACAACCTGAACCACAACCTATTAAAAAATCACCACAAGAAAGCTTTAATGAACTCAAAAAAGCAAAAGAAAGAGCTGAAAGAGAAAGAGATGAGCTTTTAAGACAAATACAACAAAAGCCTGCTAACATTGAAGAGGACTTAGAGATTCGCATTAATCCTGAAGATCTTGTTGAAGGAAAACATCTTAATAAGTATGAGAAAAAGCTTAAAAAACTTGAACAACAACTTCAACAATATCAACAACAAACTGTATCAATGTCCGTAGAAACAAGACTAAAAACAATGTATCCAGATTTTGATAAGGTTGTATCGGCAGATAATATTTCAGCATTAAATGAAAATTATCCTGAACTTGCTGCTACATTGAGATCATCAAATGATCTATATAATACAGGCGTTTCTGCTTATACACTCATAAAAAAACTTGGAATTTCTCAATCATCAGATTATTCAAATGAAAAAGAGAGAATTCAGCAAAATTTAGCCAAGCCAAGATCTGTTAAAAGTATATCTCCGCACCAATCAGATAGTCCATTAACACAGGTTAATGCATTTTCTGAAGGACTTACTGATGAATTGAAAAAACAGTTACATAAAGAAATGATTCAGGCTATGAAAGCCAAATAAAAATCACTACATTCTTCTATTGAAATAGCAGCTTTACATTGGGCTGCTATTTTAGTTATTATATTCTTAGCCCAATTGAGAAATGGCTATTCTCAAACGACCTAATTGAGCCTGGTCAACTCATCTAGACCCAAAATGCTAAGATCTGGTCAATCTTAAAGTGAAGATAAAAAAGGCTTTAACTTTAAGGAAATACTATGGCAATAACAACCACTAGTACTTTACCTGCACCAGTGCAACAAAGCTTTTCGTATAAACTGCTTTCTGTTCCGGTGCCGAACATGATCCACAAAATACCGGCAATGAAGAAAAATATGCCGAGAAATGGTGGTACAACTTTACGTATGAGAAGATATAATCCTCTCAATACAGCTATGGTTCCATTGGGGAACAGCGGTGTTACTCCGCCGGCTCAAAATTTGACCGCGGTTGACATCGACGCCAAGATTTCATTTTACGGTATAAGTGCCGTAGCAGTTTAATTGGGAAAAGACTTATGTCCAATTAAACGAGCAGGTTAACAAATTAGATCTTTGAAATTCTTGATTTTTGTAGATAAATAGCCTGCTTTAAACCCGCGGTGATTGACTTGGAAGCGCTAACGTAAAGTCGAGCGTGACAAGGCGCAAGTGTTTAAGGCTTATTGCTATAATTACGTACGTGAAGCGATCTCATTTCATCAAAATATTGCTTTCTAAGGCGTAAAGTTTCAGAATCTAAAGGCTGAATGCCTTGTTTACCTTTTTGCATTCCAGTTTTTTGAAAAGTTTTACGCATTTCAATCATGATTTCACATTGGCGTTTTTTGATGATTAAATATGGTAATAATAAATAACATAATTGAGTTAATAAATCGCCACTAACTATCCATCTATAAACATCTCTTCTTGAATTTTTAGGGGTTTGTTTAAATGTATATTTAGATTTTCTTCCGCCTATATTATTTATTAACCAATCAATTAATTTTTCATCAGTGTTGGTTACTTCCATATTAGTTTGATAATGCAAAGAACCAGTTTTTGGATTGGAACTAAAATTTCCAATATAAATACTACCTTCACCATCGATAATTCCAGCTAAATAAGCTATTTGAGATATAGTATACTCTTTCATTTTATCCTTATATTTAAAGTGTATGTATACATTATATCTTAGATAAAATTAAATGTACAGCGTGAGAGACTAAGTCCATGGGGATTTCATCTGAAATCAAGCGATAGTCCGAGCTTAATCGAGAGATTAAGAGGAAGGAATAACAAGACTTCCCGCCAGAAATGGTCATATAAGTAACAGGTATCTGTACACTCCAAAATCAAGACCCTGTTTTGAACGAATGCGCCGCTCGTCTTGGTGTGTCACTCCGTCAAACAGAAGACCAATTAACAAGAGATATGTTAGCTGGAACTGCTGGATTCATTAACTGCACAGGCGGTCCAAATGGTGACGTTCCAACAAATATTGCGCTTTCTGATGTTCAAACAGTTGTAAGAACATTATTAAATAATAATGCCTATACAATAATGGATAACATCGAAGGTGAAGATAAATTTGGTACAGCTCCAGTTCGTGATGCATATTTTGCATTATGCTCAACTCAGCTAACAGGTTCATTGGAAAACGTAACAGGATTTATTCAAAAGAATCAATATCCTGCTCCTATGAATGCTCTTAGATCTGAATGGGGCGCTATTGGAAACTTAAGATTTTTAGTTTCATCTATTGGTTCATTTAGTCCAAATGCTTCTTCTATGGGTGCTAACGTTTACAACATTTTCTGTGTTGGAATGGAAGCCTATGCCTGTGTTGAACAAGATGGATATAGTGCAACCTTTATATATAGACCTCCAATTTATGATGGTCCATTAGCTCTCAATGCGTCTGTTGGTTATAAATTTGCGGAAGTACCTAGAATCACCAATGATCTCTGGGTTATTAACCTACGCGCAACATTATAAGGAGAGAATATGTCATACGGTACAATAATCGGACAAGGTGTTTTTACAGCTTCTTCAATTGGATTGGCTAACCCTAATCCAGGTGTAGGATCAGTTGGACAAGCAAACCCTGCCTATATAGCTATTCCTTCAAACGTTGATTGGATGGCCGTTCGTAATTACACAAGATTTGGTACGGCTGGAATTAATACTGCATATTTTAATGGTGTTGCTAATGCTTTTGTTGGTGTAGAATTCTACTGGCAAAGAGGAATGGCAATAGGAACTGGTATTGTAAAATACTACGGCAATGGTGGCCAAGTTTTAAATGGTGATACATTGGTTTCCGGTGGATTTACACTTTATGATCCATCTGGACAAACACCAAATGCTTTACCATTGTTATCTGCTGCAATTGCTACAACAGCTTCTACTAACGTTACAAGACCTGTAGTAAGTACTGCTAATACATCAGGCTTGGCTGTTGGTTCTATTGTTAGATTAAGTAATACAGCTCAAACAGATATTAATGGTATTGATTTTGTAGTTGGTGCTATTAACCCAGGCGTTAGCTTTACATTGTTAACAGCTAGCAACCCATTGGCTACAGCTCCAGGTGCAATAGGCGGTGCCGGATTCTATAGAATTGTTAATTACAATCCTCTATTCTATCCTCGTAAACTTAATATTGTTAATATTACACAAGCTGTTAATGCTCAAGTTTCTACTTCTATAGCTCATGGATTAACTGTGGGTCAAGAAGTTAGATTCTCAATTCCTTCAGTTTCAGGAATGATTCAATTGAATTATAGTGCATCAAGCAATACAAATGGTGCTACTATAGTTTCAGTTATAGATGATTATAATTTCACAATTAATGTGGATACTACTGGTTATACAGCCTTTACATATCCAACAATTGCACAACAACCTTCATCCTTCCCTATTGTTATTCCTATCGGTGAAGATACAGCTGCTTCAATTTCTTCTGTAGCTGCTCAAACCCCTTCTATTGGCGGTGTTCAGATCTTTAATACCAATACTGGTCTTTTAGCTGATTCTACTGTTAATACAGGATATCTAGGAATGATTCTAGGTAATGGTGGTAATGGAACAGTTCTTGGTACACCAATATTAGGACCTTCTGGTGCTATATCTTGGTCTGCTGGCAACGTTCCAACAGGTGATGTAGTTTACTGGTTAGCTGGTAAATCAGAATTTGGTGGACTTTAATTGATTAATTAGAGAGGAGATTAAATCTCCTCTCTCTTATTGGAGAAAATATGACAGAAAGACCAATGGATTTAACTCCTAAAAAACCTATTTCTAAAAAAACAAAAGAAGAACAAGAAAAAGCACATAAATATCAAAGAGATAAGGACCGCGAAATGGTAAAAGGTAGATTTCTATTTCATGAGGTCCCAGGCGGAGTATTAAGTTTTCCATTCAAAAAGTGGAAAGAAGATGAAGTTGAAGTTTATCATTTAACAGACGGTCAAATATATACATTACCACTTGCTGTAGCTAAACATTTAAACCAAAATTGTGCATATCCAGAATATGGATATATACAGGGTGAACCTGGCACCGTTGGCGGTTTTTCACATGTTGGCCATACAATGAAGGTTACTAAGTGGATTCGAAGAACAAGTTTTCAAAGTCTTGAATTCTTGGATATCCCTGATTTAGATAGTACAGGTGGTAAAATTGTAACCGTAGAGTACGCCAATGGTAATACTAGCGCAAAGTAGTAGTGTTTTTTTCCCTCAAATGCGGATAATAATATCTATTACAAATGCCTTTCCTGCAGTTGTTACAACTAGTATTGATGGAGTAAATCCTGCAAATCATAATTATATTAATGGATTAATTATTAGAATTGATGTGCCCGTTGGATTTGGAATGCAGCAAATAAACCAGCAATTTGGTCCAATTACTGTATTAACACCAACAACATTTTCAATTCCAATTGATACTACATTATATGATGTTTTTGCTGTTCCCGCTTCGGGACCAATGTATTTTCCCATTAATTATCAGGCTGCACAAAGTGTCCCAATTGGGGAATTAACATCTATGATTACAGGTGCTACGGTAAATGAATTAAATCCTTCATAAAAAACTGGATATAGGTTCAGGTTTTTTGTTAGGATTTAGAAAACTGGGAGAAATTTATGGCAGTATCGGGTAGCTTACAGGATATTAGAACTAAGTTCAGAAGAATTACGCGGTCTCCGTCACAGAATCAAATATCAGACTCTGATGTTGATGATTATATAAATACCTTTATATTGTGGGATTTTCCTGAACATTTAAGAACTTTTAACTATAGACAACAATTTAATTTCTTTACAAACCCCGGACAAGATGTTTATGATACCGATACTGCTTCATTCGCAGGAGCTACCAATAATATTTTATATAACTTCCAGAACAATTATATTTCTGTACATCCACCTGTATATATAGCAGGTTTTAATTCACTTTACACACAATCAAGAGAACAATTTTTTGGAATATATCCAATTCTTAATAGTATCGCCTCTATTGGTGTTACAGGTAATGGTACATCAGGGCCATTTACGGGTGTTGTAAATAGCGCCCAAGCAATAATTCCATCAAATTTTACTCAACAAACTTTTCTATTACAAAATAATGTAACATTTAGTGCAATAGGCACTCCAGGTACAAGTGAACAATTAGGGATGGCTCTTGTTGATGTTCCTGTTGTTGATCCAACTACTGGATTTAAATTAAACTATGGAAATCTATATGATCCAAATAGTGCAGCATATCAAGCCGCATTGGCAAATCCACCAATTGCAATTGATGCAAATAATAATATAAACTACCAAACTGGCCAATTTACTTTAAATTTCCCAATGTTAACAGTTGCAGGAACTCCAATAAATAGCCAAACAGTTCCACAAATTGCTACATTACCACAAGCAATGATGTTCTATGAAAATCAATTTGTAATTAGACCTGTACCGGATCAGGCTTATAGAATTAATTTTGAAGTCTTTGTAAAACCAACTGCTTTAATTGCATCTGCTTCAGCTCCAGCCTCTACTTTATTTCCCGATCTTTATGAATATTGGCAATATATTGCCTATGGTGCAGCCAAAAAAAGATTTGAAGATCAGATGGATCTTGATTCTGTACAATTAATTATGCCTGAATTTAAAAAACAGGAAGCTATGATGTTAAGAAGATCTCTAGTTCAATGGACTAATGAAAGAGTGGCTACCATTTATACTGAGCAAACCAATTTTGGAAATGGTTATAACGCATGGGGTAATGGCAATGGAGCATTCTAATTGTAAATTGTGTAAAAGTCCTATTACTATCCTGAATGGAATTAGAAAATCTGGTACATCTAAAGAGTTTGCTAATATATGCAAATTTTGTTTCAAAAAGAAGATGACAGAAATAAAATTGCGTAAAATTAAACAAAAAATACCCTCAATGGCCAATAAGCTTAAAATTAAAATTTCTTGGCTTATGGGTCATTTTAAATCGATTTATTATAAATTAGATAAAACTATAGAAAAATTGGAGAGATAGCATGCCATATAATTATAATATTCCACAGGCAACTGATCAGTTAAATGTGTCACAACCTCAAATATTAGCAAATTTTTCTGCATTGGGTGTAATTGGTGGTAATACAAGTGCAAACAGTTCGGCACTTAATGGCACTGCTGGATTAAATTATTTATTTTTAGCTTCTGGTGGAGCTAATCCTCCAGTTGGAACTACATTCGGAGCTAGTAATGCAATATTTTCATCGGTATTTGTTGTTGGTGCTGGCCCAAATCAGAATGAAATTTTTATAAACAAACAAAATCAGGCTACTCCAAATGTTACTATCCCTATGACGGCTTCTATACTTAGCCAAAATTCAGCTCCTGGCGCAAATTCAACTGGATGGACATATTTACCTTCTGGAATTTTAATGAAATGGACACAAAGCGTAGGAGCGCATGGAATTAATTTTAATGCTGGTGGTGCATTTGGTCCCAATTTTACACAGGTTATAATGGCTTGGGTTACTGGTAATACAGTTACCGCCGGTGTTGCATCTACTTTTGCAGTAACATCAATTGGTGGTGCAGCTACTGTGAATGTTGGTGGGGCGGCTCCGGGAAATTATTATGTATTAGCAATAGGATATTAATATGCCATTTGATCGTTTTTTGATTGCACCTATAAATACAGGTCTCGAAACAGATGTCAAACAATGGCAGATAATGGATGATGCTTTTACAAATTTAGAAAATGCTTATGTATTTAGAGGAAGAGTTAGAAAAAGATTTGGCACGCAGGTTATGGTTGCTGGGCAAGACCCGCAAACTACCAGATTAAGAATTAATATTGGCAATACACCTGGACCAATAAATGTTACTCAAACAGATAATGCAGCAAATAAAATACAGATAGGACAAACTTTTACTGTGGGTACTGATGTATTTACAGTTGTGGTTTTAGGTGCGGCAGCTGCTTTATTATCTACAAATACAGGTGCTACTGCAACAATTAATACAACGGTAACACCAAACACTATTACATTTACGGGTGAACCTGGTGGAACAGCTGTTTATTGGTATCCAAGTTTTCCTGTTATGGGTTTAACTCAATATGAATCAGGTGCTATAAATAATCATCCATCCTATGCATTTGATACCAGATTCGCCTATGTTTTTACTGCAGGTACTGGTTGGAACAGATCGGGAACTGGAGCAAATCCAATTTGGCACGGAACTAATTTACAATATTTCCAAATTTGCAATTGGAAGGGAGTAACAGCTAATCTTGTAGCAATGTTCGTGACAAATTTTAATGCTACAATTAATGCTGCACCAGCAGCTACAGATGATCCAATTTGGACTACACAGGATGGATCAACTTGGACAAATTATAGCGCACTTATTATTTATAGAGCAGCAAATGATGCAGCAAATCCAGGTGCTTATGTAGCAACTGCCAGAATAATAATAAATTTTAAAAATAGACTTTTATTACTTAATACAATTGAAAATACAGGCGGGGCTCCTGCCGATGGAAATAATTATTCATTTGTTAACAGATGTAGATATTCTGCTAACGCATCTCCATTTGCTGTAAATGCCTGGTACGAACCAAATCAAAAAGATGGTGCTGGTAATGTTAGCATAGGTGCAGGATTTATCGATGCAACAACTGATGAGGCAATTGTATCAGCAGAATTTATAAAGGATCGTCTTGTTGTATATTTTGAAAGATCTACATGGGAATTAGTTTATACAGGTAATGAGGTACTACCATTTGTATGGCAAAAGATTAATACAGAACTTGGATCTCAAGCACTACAATCAACTGTTCCATTTGATACACAAGTATTAACAATTGGAAATACTGGAGTACATGCTTGTTCTGGTGCAAATGTTCAAAGAATTGATCAAAAAATTCCACAATATGTGTTTGATTTAAGTATTTACAATAATCAATCAAATAGAATTTCAGGTATAAGAGATTATATACAGGAATGTGTTTATTGGTCTGTATCAACAGATAATTTCTTTACAACCCAACCATTTACAAATCAAATTCTTTTATACAATTATAGAAATAATAGCTGGGCCACAAATGATGATTGTTTTACAACATACGGTTATTTGGAACAGACATCTGCCCCAATTTGGCAAACATCAACACAACCATGGGAACAATCTAATTTTACTTGGAACTCAGGGGTAACAGAAATACAACGACAAATTATAGCTGGAACTCCTGAAGGATATGTATTAATAATTAATCCTAACATTTCTAGAAATGCTCCAGCAATGTATATAACAAATGTATTAACTGTTGGAATTGAAACACAATTAACAATAATCAACCATAACTTTGCTACTGGAGATTATATATTAATAGAAAATACTCAAGGCATTACAGGATTAAATGGAAATGTTTATTGGGTTATTGTTATTGATGCAAATACTATTAATCTACGAGATATTAATAATGTTCCTCCAGTATTTACTGGAGTTTATACAGGTGACGGAACAGGTGCAAGGGTCTCTGTTATAAATATTCAAACAAAACAGTTCAATCCGTATGATAAAGAAGACACGGACCTATATCTTCAAAAAGTAGATTTTGCAGTAGAAAAAACATCCAACGGACAGGTTTTTGTTGATTACTATCCATCTTCTACTCAGCAATCAATGGTTGGCGATGGCGAAGCTTCAGGTGCATTAACAGGTACAAATATTCTGGAAACATCACCATATGACCCAACATTTTATCCACTTGAACAATTACAGGAAAGATTATGGCATCCGATTTATTTCCAGACTTTTGGAGAATGTGTTCAATTAGTTATTACATATAATGAAGATCAAATATTTAACACGGATTATTCACTTGAAGATTTTCAATTGGAAGCATTTTGTTTATATACTCAAAAAACATCTAGAAGGATGGAATAATGGCATTACAATTTTCTATACCACAAAATGTGGGATCTTATGTAGGATCAACACAAGTTTGGGATGTTAATGAAATATATAAGCTTAATATAGATCAAGCATTTAAAGAACTCCTCGTTCGTCTTTATCAGAATATAAATAATGTTAATAATGTATTAAATCTTAAAACTACAGGTTTATATCCATTATCTGAATTTGTTACTTCAGGGCAATTTTTTCCAGATCCCAATTTTTCTTCTTTTACTGGTACCGTACCAGCAAATAGGCAAATATTTAGAACTACTGTAAATACAGGAGCCTTAGCGGGTGGAGCAAAAGCCGTAGCTCATGGAATTCCAGTTACAAGTGCATTTACATTTATTTATATTGGCGGAGTTGCCTCGGATCAAGTCGGATTAAATTATTATCCATTCAATTATGCAAATTCTTCAGGAAATGATTTAAGAATGTATGCAGATGGTACTAATATAAATATCGTTAATAATACTGGAATTAATTTTACTGCTAGTTATGTTGTATTAGAATATATCAAAACATAAAACCGCATTGCATACATTGCAATACGGCAAAAAAAGAGTTGATATGAAAATAATTTATTTTAATCTATCATTTGGTTGTACAAAATCAAAATAAATTTTGTATTCCATATTATATAAATCAAAATCAATATTATTTATATATTTCATGAATAATTTTCTTGATTCTTCTTTATCAATCAATAATTTTGTAAATTGGTTCATTTCATAATGACTTAAGACTATAGCCATTTTTTTTGGATATTGGTTTGGATTATGTTCCATAATATTAATAAATCCAAGGGCCAACAATATAGCATGTATCATTTTATTCCTTACAATAAAATTATTATGGAAAAAGTTTATAACAAATACTAAGATTTAAAAGAGAAATTAAAATTCGGGAGAAAATGATGGCATTTCTAGATTTTCTTTTTGGTAGACCTGAGTATTTACAAAAATTCCAAAATTTTACACCACAACAACAAGGATTACAAAATCAATCTATTGCTGGATCCATGGATCTATTAAAGCAAATATTGGGTAATCAATTTGATTTTGGACCCATAGAACAACAGGCAAGACAACAATTTCAAACTTCTACGATTCCAGGACTTGCTGAAAGATTTACATCGTTGGGATCAGGCGCTCAAAGATCAAGTGCGTTTCAAAATGCATTGGGATCAGCAGGTGCTGGATTAGAATCAAATTTAGCAGCTTTAAAAGGTCAATATGGATTGGGTCAAAGAGGCCAAAATATAAATTTATTAGGTAGTTTATTGGGACTTGGGATGCAGCCGGCATTTAGTGAATCTTTAGTAAATAGATCTCCAGGAATATTTGAAAGCCTTGGAACAGCTGCTGCTGGTGGTTTGGGTGCATCTGCAGGTCAAGCAGGTCCGCTATTACTATTATTAAAAATGTTGTCAGGTGATCAACAACAAACATCATCATCTCCTACTACTCCACAAAGATTAGGTGGTGTTGGTGGTACAGTTTCAGGTGGCTCTAGAGGTACTCCAGGATTGCCTGGATCATTCACTTTGGGACAAGGAATAATATAATGGTGCAAATAATTAATAAGCCAGGATTTGGTGAATTATTAGGAACTTCGCTTGGAAGTGGCTTGAGTAAAGGTTTAGAAACGGGACTTGGACAAGGTTTACAATTATTAGTTAATCAGAGAATGCAGGATTTAGCACAAAGAAATCTACGTCAAAGATTAACTCAGGGTCTAGAACCTTTTTATGGCGAACAGGCTGCTGCTTATGCCAATCTCCCAGAGAGTACGATAAATACCCTATTAAAAGAAAAAGTTAGAGAACCTTTATATAAATCAGAAGCAGAATTAATTAAACAATTATTTCCACAAGGACAAGTTCAAACTACTACAGAAGGTGGAGCAGTTGCTGCTCCAACAGAAGCGGGTGTTCCAGTAACTGCAGCGGAGCAAATATCACCAGCATTGGCTAGACCAGGAAAAGCTTTAGAAATTGCCAAATTTCGACAACAGGCACAGCAACATAAAGAAGCTCAAGAATTAAAAAAACAGATTCATAAAGAAAAGCAGCAATTGGCTGAAAGAAAATTGGGAACTCAAGAAAAACAAATTCAAAGAACCAATGAAGCTGAGTTAGTTAAAAATTATTTAAATCCTTTAAGAGAAAAATATGAAACATCTAAAAGAAATATAGAAGATTATAAAAATCTTATTAAAATTGCAAAAACTCCGGGAGCTTTAAGAAATCAAACAGCTCAAACAGTTTTGCAAAGAGTTGGGCTTGGTGACCTATGGGCAAGCACTGGACAACAATTAGCTAGTACAATTATTAATGGTTTAACTACAGGAGCTGGATCTGCTTTCAATACATCCAGATTAACCAATCTTGATGTTAATTTATATAAAAATTCATTAGCTAGATTAACTAATACTCCAGAAGCAATAGAAGCTATTTCAAAAAATGAAATATTGGGCAATGAGGCTAATGTAGCTCAATATAAAGCCGCAGCTGAAATCCTAAAAAAGAATCCTACTATTACTCCACTTCAATTTGAATTGGAATTTGAAGAAAAAGTTGAACCCAAATTAAAAGAATTAGCTGAGCAAACCCAAAGAAATATTGATGATGTATTAGCAATGCAACAAGGATTAAGTGAAGAAATGGAGACATTACCATCACCTAATCAGACAAAAGGTGAAAAATTTTATGTTTCTGAATTGGGAACTCAATTAACATCAGACGGAACCAATTATTATGATTCCAATGGTAATTTATTTGATTGGCAATCTTATAATAAAGGAGCCAAATAATGCCTATAACAAGAGTTAAAGAAGCACCACAAGTTCAAGATCCCGGAACTTTAGCTAAAAGTATTGATTATTTACTGGGTGGATTAACAGTTCCATCTAATATTTATAAAAATGTATTGGGCTATCTTGGTGAACCAAGCAATTTGGGACCAGGTTTTCAAGAATTATATCGACAAAAATCGGGTTATACTCCACAACAATTACAACCGTCTGCTTTTGGTGAAAATGTATTACAAAGATTTTTAGAATATGCCCCTATTACTGCAGCAACTGGTGGAGGTATACCTGGACTGGCTTCAACTGGTATAGGTGCTGGTTTGGCTACAGGAGGTAAAGAATTAGGATTACCTGAATGGGCTCAAACGCTATTACATTTGGGTGGTGAATTGGCATCAGGAAGAGCAATTTCAGCAATTCCAACGACTGGTAAACAGGCTGCAAGATCTTTTGGTGGATTGCCTGAATTATATAACACTGAACGTTTAGCAGCAGAAGCTGCAGCTGGCGTTAAACCAACTGGTCCTATAAGTGATTTCTTGGCTAAACCATTTGCTAAAGCAGAAAAGCTTTATGATACGTTGCCAAAAGAATCTCAGGGAATTTTGAAAGAAGTTCAACGTATTATGAGAAACCTAAAAGGTCATAAAGGTACAGGTAATTTTTTAGAAGCATTAAATGCAAGAAGATCCTTAGATGAGATTTCAAAAAACGCTCCTAAACAACTTTATGATGTATTGGGAGATTTTAGAAAAGAATTAAATAATTTCTTGAAATATAATAATCCAGTGAATCCTGAATTTGCAGCAAATTTAACTAGGGCAGATAAAATTAAACAATTAGAAGAACTTATTAAACCGATGAATAAAATGGTTCAAGATTGGGAAAAAGGTTTTTTCTTGGGCAAAATTGGTGGACCATTAAGAAAAATTTTAGCAAAAGGAACCGAGTCATTATCAAGGGCTGCAATACTAATTAAAAATGATCCTGAATTGGCTTTAAAATACTTTAATAAACTGGGCAATGCCGTAATTAAAGACAATGCACCTGCAGGTGCCAATGTATTAAGTCAAATTAATAAAGCGGTCACTAAAGAAAATAATAAGCCTAAAATAACTTCAGTAAAACGCGGTAAAATTTATAGGTTGCAAACCTAAAAATATCTTTTATATATTTTAATATTTCAATGATGTAAAACAACGCACTACATACTATGCCTATTATTGTTGAAATGAGCCAAATAGTAGCTGCAAAAGAAAAAATTATAATATGTATCCAAAATATAAAATATAATAAAGCTACAATCATATTTAACCTTCATGCTCCAAACAACGACAATCTGAATTATCATGACAATCAAAACAATGCTCTTCATGAAATGGTACACAAACTTCAAATTGAAGTTCTTGGCCATGTCTTATTTCTTTTCTTATTTCATGGCAATGTTCTTCTGGACTACATGCCCCACATTTTAAACATCTAAGTTCATTTTCTCCAAAAAAATAGCCACAATCAGCACAGAAACTATTAAAATCTTTTACGTTCCATTCTTTCATATCACCCTCTATCATTCTCTAGTTTATTTACAATTGCTTCTACAATATATTGTCTTGGAGTTTGGGATTTTTGTTTGCTTTTAATCCAAATCTCAGGCCAATATTCTTTAGGAACTATGCTTGTTACTATCAACTCCTCCGTCAGAATCTTCTTGGTCCTTTTCATTGTTCTCTGCTATATCCTCTAATTGTTCAAAATGGTCATAATATAAATCACAATCTAAGTCATATTCTTCTATTGGTGGTTTAACATCAATAAATCTAATAAATACTGATTCTCCATAAGGTAAATATTCGGCTTCTGGATCGTAAGTATTATTTATCGGAAAATTCATAAGAAAAATAAGCAATAAAGCATTCACTTTTCAATGGGCTCCGTTTCTTTCATAATCAATTTAATACCTTCTAAAATTAACTTTTTTAATGTCATATTTAATTCTATAGCTTTTATTTTCATTTCCTTATGTAATGTTTCATCAATATCAATTGATGTTCTAATATGTTTCATATTTGGTCTCCTTAATTAAGATAATACTTACTTACTTATAATATGTCAATCTTTTTTATCTAATTGTTGTTGTAATAATAATCTCTGTTTTATTAATCTAAGTACCATTTTTGTTATGGTTATATTATAAAACTTACACAAGCACTTTAACTCTTTATGCATATCCATAGGCATATCAACAGTTAATCTTTTTCTATGTAATCTGGGCATTAAATCTCCTAAAAATATGTACGTACATTGAAAGATTAATTTGGTTTTTATGTTAGATTCAAGCAGATAGTAAAATTTTAACTTTTAAAGGAGAAATAATGAGCACAAATTTAGTGCCACAAAATATAGCCTATTCACTTAATCAGCCATTAAGTGCAATTTTTAATCCTCCATTTGTTGCTAATAGAGCACCGACTATTAATGATGCAGCTTCTATTGGTCAAATATGGGTATATCCTGCAGCAAATGGACCATATATTCTTACCTCTATTACTGGTAATGCCCAATATAACTGGCAATTACTGGAAGCTGGTGGAGGAGCTGGTGTATTTGCTAATTTAACAGTAAATCCTGGACCAACAAATTTAACAGGTGCATTTACATTACATACAAACGGAAGTGTTGCAAATATAGGTACGGATGCTTCTAATGATACTATTAATATAGGTACTGCAGGAGCAAGAACATTAAATATTGGTAATAATAATGGTCTTACTGATTTTCAAATAATTGGTGGAGCTGCTTCCACTATTACAGTTGTAAATGATCCGTTAACCATTGTAACTGGAACAGGAAATTTAAATATTGCTAATGATGCAACAGCTCAGAATATAAATATAGGTACAGGTTTAGGAGCAAAAATAGTAACCGTTGGAAGCGTAAGTGGCGCAAGTAGTATTGAACTAGATTCTGGAACAGGATCTGCAAGATTAGCTTCAAATGCTACAGACCATACAACATTCCTCGGCTCAACAACTGGTGTATCGGCTACTAATCTACAATCAGGAACTGGTGGAATAATAACAGCAGCTCCATTTGTAAGATTAAATGGCACAGTAAATATTTATGTTGGCGCAGGAGTACCTGCTAATGGGCTTGCCCTAGAAACAGGTGACCTTTATATCAACTCAACTGCCGCAACCGCAGTCACTAGACTTTATATTAGTACAGGCGCAGGGGCGTGGACTAACTTTACAGCATCTGCATAGAAATCACCAAGATCTTTGACATAAAAAGTTGTCATAAAAACATTCTTGTTATATAGTTTGCTTAGAAATAAGTGAGCTATATAACAAGGAACAATTTATGAAAATGATGAAACAATATGAGTTTGAATGTTTGATTTGCAAAAAAAAATGTATCAAATATAGAACTATAAAAGTACCCATCCCAAGATTTTGTAGTACATTCTGTTACAGAAAGGCCTCACCTTCTTGGATTAATAAAACAAAATTGGTTTGGGCTGATGCAAGTCCCGAACAAAAATTTGAACATATAAAGAAATATTATGAAAGAAATGTAATCAAACGAGGAAGCTGTTGGGATTGGAAAAGGAAATGTGAAGGTGAAAGATATCCACGTATGCATTATAGTAGATCGGAACCTAGAATTACAATACATAGAGCCTCATGGTTAATTCATAAAGGTGAAATTCCAGAGAGAATGTTTGTTTTGCATAAATGTGATAATACAAGATGTTCCAACCCAGAACATCTTTTTTTGGGAAATGCTAAAGATAATTATCAAGATGCAAAATATAAAAGAAGACATACTCATGGAATAATTAGTGGAAATGCAAAACTTGATAATAAAAAAGTTAAGAAAATTAGAGAATTATTAATTATGGGCATTAATATGAAAAAAATAGCTGAAAAATTTAATGTTTCATATTATACAATATATAGAGTTAAACATAATAAAAGTTGGCAGAATATTTGAAAGGAATAAATGTTAGATCAAGTAGGATTTATACATATTAAATTAGAAAAAGCTGATAATAGACAATACCAATTGATCATTCCTATGAATGCACCAATTGGCGAACTATTTGATGTTTGTTTTCAATTATTACAACATGTTTCAGAAATAGCTAAACAGGCAGCTGATCAGGCACAGGCTCAGGTTCAACAGCCTCAACCAGCTCAACCTGAAGTTGTAAATACTTAAAAATTAGAAAGGAGAGTATGCCAGATTTATCAATTATCTTATATCCAGAAACAATTAGATCCCTTGCTTTTGGTGCAATTGGCGCAGGTTATACTGCCGTCGGAACTCCATTTGCAAATCCATCAAGAATAGTTAAATTTCATAATTTTACAAATGCCAATCTTTTAATATCGTTTGATGGTGTAAATGATCATGATGCAATATTTGCATCATCTTCACAGGTAATGGATTTGACAACAAATCATACATCACAAGCAGGAGAGGCATTCTTTAGAGTTGGTACTACTATATATGTGAAAGAAGAAACAGGTGCACCAACTGGTGGTAATTTCTATGTCGTAACCTATTTTGGAGAATAATATGTCACAAATTACACAATATGTAACTGCTGGGTCAAGCCCAGTAGCTGGTACTAATGCATTTTCATATTATTTAGCCAATACCACAGGAAATGTAATTGCTAATGGTGTTAATTATGTACCATTATTTGATACAGCTCTTGTTGCTAATGCTAATTATGATCCAGCAACAGGAATGTATACAGCTCCTGCAACAGGTACTTATCAATTTTTTTATAATATTTCAGTAACTAATATAACTGCTGCTATGACCTATGGACAAATACAATTTAATAGTAGTTCTCTTGGATTTCAACCAAGTCCCACGGTTTTAAATCCAACAGCTACTGCATCCGTGGTTAATAATCAATGGGGTAATGCAGGATATGTTATTATCCCTATGACAATGGGTGACACAATTGATATTGAAATATTATTCATTGGCGATGCTATGAATAATGCAGCATTATATGGTGGTGGCTTTAATATTTTTGGTGGTTGTCAATTAGCTTAAGGAGATAACGATGCCTACAGGACTAACTGGGAGACATAGTGGTTCGGCCTATATTGGAGTAGAAGCGCCGCAGCCGCCAAATATGTTATCCTTCCCAAGAAATCCAACAACAACTGATTATCAAGATTATTTTACTGGTGATTTATGGCTAAATAATAATAGAAACGATTTAGCAAACTTTCAGTCCTTGTGGTATTACGCTAGTCAATTAGGTAATGTAGCTACATGGATAAGATTGTCGGGGGGAGCAGGAAACCTTCAAACTTTAACGGGTGATGTTGGTGGTCCAGTATTTCCATTGGCCAATAATATAAATATTAATGGTCTAAATGGGATTGTTATTACTGGTAATATTGCTCCAGCTTCGCCACATCAATTGACAATAGGATCATCAAGTGGTTTCAATTTCTTAGAATCCATTAGTGGTAATGACATGATTAAAGTATACCCAGATGGTACAGGAAATATTCAAACACTTGGTGCTGGAAATGTTGGGAATCCTTTTGAACCCGTAAACAATTTATTTAATAATATTTGGACATATACCATTTCAGCCAATACAGAATTGTTTGCATTGGCCAACTCAATTATTCAACCACCGACACAAACAACTGGGGGACGTGTCAGTGGGATGTATGCATTGGGTACCACGGGTCTTACTACTGATAGATTTATGCATAATTATGGCACACAAAATACTTGGTTGGGTTATCAAGCTGGAAATTTAACCCTAACTGTTGCTGATGCGACCAATAACGTAGGTGTGGGTTATCAAAGTCTTACAGGTTTAACTACCGGGGATGGTAACAGTTCGGTAGGATTCTTTGGATTATTAAGCTGTACTACTGGAAGTACAAATAGTAATATCGGAGGCGGTGGAATCAATCTGCTTACTTCGGGCTCTGGGAATAGTAATTGCGGATATTCTGGACTCAATAATTTACTAACTGGAAATAATAACTGTTCATTGGGTCTATTGGCTGGTAGTAATTTTACTGGTGCCGAATCAAATAATATTAATATTGGGGCCAATAACGTTGGAATTGTGGGACAAAATAATATTATAAATATTGGTACCACAATTATTACGGGCGATGAAAACGTTTTTATAGGACAAGGAACTGCTAATATTAATTATACAGTTGGAACTGCGGCAACAAATACTGGGGTAGGAAGCTCTGTTTTTACAGCTGGGCTGACTACGGGCGTCCAGAATAGCGCTTTTGGAGCAGGTGCGCTCAAAAGCATGACGTCGGGATCAGCGAACACCGCGATAGGACAAGGTGCCCTTCAAAACGCTCAGGATGCGTTACATAACACCGCGGTGGGCTTCGGAGCTATGCTGGGAGCAGTTACTAATGTTAATCTTGCCAATTTATCTGTTGGTCTTCAATCAATGTTAAATGGAACCCAACTTGTTCAAAATACTGCTATAGGTGTTCAAGCCTTGTGGGATGTGGGTCAAGGCGGCTCTACAGCAACTGGTAACGTAGCTGTTGGTTATACAACAGGTATAAACTACACAACAAATGAGAGCTATAATATTATTCTTGGATATAATAACAGAGGTGTCATTGGTGAAAGTAACACTATGCGACTTGGTGTTCAAAATGGTGGTCCTGAAGATACAACAAGAGCATTTGTTTATGGAGTTACTGGCGTTGGTGTAGCTGGTGCTGCTGTTTTAGTTACAGCCGGCAATCAGCTTGGTGTTGCTGTTTCATCAATCAAATACAAAACCAATATCAGACAGATGG